TGTGGTTGATGTTGTGTTGGTATTTTTGGAATAGACAACAATCACCAGTTGTGATTGATAAGTCAAAAGAAATTCAGCGCATTGATAGCACATTAAATGCGAACGCAGGTGAATTAAAACAATACAAAGAACAACAATTAGAAATCGTTAACCAGTTATATGAAATCGAAAATAAGAAAGCAGAACGCATCAATAAATATTACATTGACTTCAATCGCATTAATCGTATTACTAATGTTGAGCAACACGCGATTGATAGCTTGTGGTACTACCTTGAACAACTTGACAAGCAACGATACTTTAACCCCCCAACAATTCCAGTTGATTAATAAATTAATCTTGAGTGAAAAGTATTTTCGTGATTTATCAGATATTCACGAACAAAAAATTCGATTGCTTGAAAAAGATATTCAATTGTACGCAAAATCAATTGACAAGTACAATGTCAATGAAAAAGAATTCAGAAACAAAATCGAGTTATTAGAAAAAGATAAACAAGATTTGCAGAAGAAGAATGATAAATTAACAGAACAAAAAAAGAATCGTACTAATGCTTTTTTATTTGCAACTGGTATTGCAATTATTGAAGGTCTTTTGATTCTTCTGATATCAAAGTAAATTTCAATTTATCAAATTCTTGAATTAATTTTTTAGTATAAAGCGAAGCATCTAAAAGTTCTTCATACAAATGTTGTAGCCATTCGTGATGCGACAAATCTTTGCGATCCATCGTGGTGTTGTACGTTTCGATTCCCTTCTGCTCACGCAGTTTTAAATCATCAATTACTAATTGTAATAATTTACTTGTATTCATTTTTTTAATCTTTTTTCTTATTGACAAAAAACACAACTTTCATTACTTTCTGTCAATAAGATAACGTAGTAATTTTTTTCATTTCTTTTGTTGTTTTTTTTATACAATCCTTGTCGCAAAAGTTTACTATACTTTCCCCAAGTACCCCTCCAGTACCCACCAAGCTCGTCACAAAAGTTTGCTAAATTTGTGACAGATGTGGTTTTTAACATCTAATTCATATATACCCATTCGGGTGTTTAATATAATAATATATGGTATAATGTACCTTATAGGGTGCAATGTCAATGTATTATTTTACTTTTAAAACTATACGTCAAGATATATGTTGATGTGTACATTTATTCGTACTTAAAAATGTTTAATAATTATTTTGTTTTTAGAATTTACCAAACATTTGTTTTTCTTGAATGTCAATTACTTCCTGCATTAATTGTACTAATTGTTTCCAAATCTTTTTCATATCTCACGCAAGTAATCATTATTTACAATCCATTCAGTTACTTCTGGTAATTTGTGATACTGACAATGCGCAAGTTGTTTAGTGAGTTCATCAAGTATCAATGTGATTTCTTCCATCTGCACACCTTTCGTGTCCCAAAACGCTTTTATTACAACGTTGTGTTCAGTTAGAATCGTGCGCACTAATGCTTGTAATGATTGTTTAGTTCTGTGTTTGTTGAACCATCTGATGTTTTCAACTTCATCACACGCGTAGATTGCAACCTGCAACCACATTAGTAAGTTAATTACTCTTAATTTTTCTTCGTCTGTTTGCATTGTTTTTTTAATTTATAATGTACTATAAATGAATAATCAGTTTTGAAAATTGCAATAACTTTTGAATTGATTTTTACAATCCAAAAACCATTATCTTCAAAACACAATTTACCTTCAACACTAAATACATCACCAGTAACTGGATGAATAAAATCGTAAGTTTTCATTTAGTTTTCTTCGTTATGTTTCTTTTCAAGAATAGCACCTGCGCAAAATGACAAGTACATTTTTTCTTTTGACGTTAGATTTTTTGACTTGTGAAATTCAGTAAGAATATCACCAATCTGTTTTTGTTGTTGCACTAATGTTGATAGCATTGTAATTAGGAAACGTTCACGGTCTTGCGTTATTCCCATTGTTTCGTAGATGTATTTCATTGTGTGAATTTAGTTTATTTTTTTTTAACCTACAACATATTGTCCATACGATGGATTGAGTTCAAAGAACATTCGCATCATAATCGCATCAGCGAAATCGGGTGAAATTCCTTCACGCAATTTGATTTGTTCTTTTGGTGTTACTTGTAACTTTCCATCTACATCTGCACGATGTCGCTTAATCATTTCCAGTTCTTTTACAATTTGTTCTTTGTGTGAATTTACTAAACACGTTAAGTAATTTTGCTCAATGAATTGCGCTAACAAATAGTAGCATTCAGATTTCAGATTTTGATATTGTGGTTGCTTTGCTTTACTTCCATTCACGAATCCGCGACATTTCAGAAAATCCACAACACCACCACCAACCCCATCTTCATCACATACAATATTTTGCAATAACACATTGTTGTTCTTCGCAATGGTGCGTATTTCATTAACAACTTCATCAACAGATGCACGATGCATTACTTTGATTTCAATTAACGTCAATCCATTCCACAAACAAATGATTGTTCTATCTTTTCCGAATCGAGCAATGTCTGACGTTATGTACTTGTTTCCTTCTAACAATTCATTGCGGAACATTCGCAACAAATTATCAGTTGCAAATAACTTATCTGAATCATCATCGAATTCCCAATTGCCTTCTAACAATCTTTTTCTATCATAATCAGGCAACCTGCGCAACGATTCAATGTATGCTTGTGGTAAGAATGGATTGTCAGTTGGTAATGCACGAACGAATGCACGATGAACTGGTAATTCTTGTTGTTTGTTTTTCAAATAAAATTCATTGTACAACCAACCTTTCGATGGATTGCAAGACAAAAAACCTTTAGGAATTAAATTGAATTCATTTAACTTGTATCTACAACGTGAGTGAACAATGTTAACTGCTTTTTCAGTTACTTCAGCGACTTCATCAATAAAATAATCTGTGATTTCCAACGAACCAAGTGAATCGAAATTTGGATTCGATGGATATGCAAATAAATCTTTTAAGATTATTTCAGAACCATTGAAGAATGTAATTGTATTTGATTGTCCATTGTAATTGTAATGCTTATCTGCAATCAATCCAAATTCGTGCGCAGTTTCGAAGAATGTGTTTAACGTTGTTTTTTTCAATGTATCTAACTTGCTTCTACCAATCAAAGAACGTGTGCCTGCATACTTCAATCTGCGTTGAATCTGCCACATACAACCAAATTTTGTTTTCCCACCACCTGCACCACCACCATACAATACTTGCTCAACTGGTGAATCAATTGCTAAATATAACAGTGCTTCTTTTTGTCTATCAAGATATGTTGGTTGATATTGCATTATTGCTTACTCAAATAAATTTTATACAATTCACGCAGACCTTGAACACGTATGTAATCACGTACTTTTTGTTTCTTGCCTTCAACCATTCTATCAAATTTGGCTTGTGATATTTGTAAATCAGAGAACACAATTTGTTTTGCATTGCGTTTTGCTAACTTGTATTCTTCGTCAGTAAAATAATCGTGTGCAATTCTTCCGCTTGTTTCCAACCATTCAATCATTAATGTACCACGAATTTCAATTACATTCATTTTATTTCTTTTGTACGAATCAATATCTTCACGCAAAGAATTCAACCAATCTTCTTCGTGAACAACTGGTGATGCTTGTAATTGTTTTTGCGATTCATTTATTTCTCGTTTCCATTCTAAATTTGCTTTGTCGCGAAATGGTTTGTAAAGTGTTAATACATCACCTATAAACGTAATTGTCAATGCACCAAATGGTTCAACTTTTTTTTCTAACTGGTTACTTGCATTGAGTTCGAACGCGATGTTCCAATGTTCGAATGTACACCACGAATAATGTTTATCAATGAAATCTTTGAGCAGTTGTAACAATTGTGCTTCTGGTAATTGTAGACCATACAACGCACATAGCTTTGCGCATAATTTTACAAAGGTAGGTAAATCGTGTTTGCTGATGAATTCACTTTGACGTTCTGCGAGTGAAATTCTATCCGAGATTCTGTGCATCACGGAAGATGCGTTCGGCATTCGTTGAATTGAATTTTCCATTTGTGATTGTTGCATTTGTTTGTTTATTGAATTGTTCTATGTTCCACTTTCTAACTGATGCCTTCCAGTCCTTCATCGCGTTCCTTCCAACCTTCCAACCATTTGCTTCGTAGTGAGCAATAAATTTTTCTGCGAATACTTCAGCATCAGCGCCACACAACTTTTGTAAATCATTGCAAATGTAAAGTACAACTTCAGATTGTGTTGGTGGTTGAAATCGTTTTGATGGTTCACGTTGTTTCAATCGTTTTTCGATAGCATCAATTTGTTCTTGTTGTTCTTTTATACGCAGTTCTAACGCATCAATTTTTTTCATTAAAAAATAACCATTCATAATTTCACTTTTTGTTTCATTTGTTTTTGACGTTCAATTTCTTTGATAAAAGTATTGTAAAATTCTTTTGCTTGTAAAAAACCTGCGTTCGCAATTGCATCACAAATGTATTCAACTTCTGTTCTAAATTCTTTATTGAATTGCATAATGCCGTTTACTTGACGAATGCCGTGCAAACACGTTGCGTGGTCTTTGTAGTAACGTTTACCTAATGCTTGTAACGATACGCGTGAAGTGTTGTAAATTATCCACCATAAAATCTGACGTGATTGTGTGACTTCACGAACGCGTGTCTTGTTGTACAATTCAACAGAGTTGATGCCCATTTGCGAACACACTTTATCTTCAACACACAACCAAAATTTATCACGTTCATTTGTGATTTCTTTTTTTACTTCTTCCTGTTCACTTGATAATTGCTTTGAGTTAGGCACAACCAGTTCCCACAATTGATTAAAACGTTTGTAGTGTGTTGGTGGAATCATATCAATGATTTCATTTTTGATTGCACGTATTGCCCTTGTATTCATTTCATCATTCATTTCCTTCGTGTTTAATTGTTATGTCTATTGTCATTGCCTTCCACACATCTTCACGTTTAATTTCTAAAAAGTTACAGATGCGATTGAAATCTTCGATGCGCATTCGTGTTGGGTGTTTCAAGTATAAGCGAACGGTTGGTTCGCTTACACTTAAAACTTTTTTGAACTTATTAATAGTACCAAAATTCTTCTTCACGAAACTTGCGAATGGTGTATTGTAGCGTTCAACTATCATTTTTTTCTAAACATTTTTTTTGCAACTTGTTCTTTTATTTTGTTACTGGTGTGATTATAACCACGCAGTTCAGCATTTTCTTCTTTCACTCTACGTGCGCAACGTGTGATGTTATCAGCGCAACTTAATGCACCACGTTGATATTCGTATGCGAAATCTTCAGATAATTGTTTAACACGCATTTCTTTTTTCCAAATTGCAACGCAAAGTTTTCTGTTGTTGTCGCGTAATGCTGGTCTTGTTGTTAGAAGTGTTTTTACTTCTTGAGTTAGATTGATTAACTTTTTCATTTTAAAAATAATTTTCGTTGTAAAATTTTTCTGAATCTAATAACCCTTGACAATATGCTTCTTTAATTTCAAGTTTATTTTTTTCTTGCATCTTTAATACCAGTGGTATTATTGTTTCGTGTAATAATAGCGATTGCGAAGAACATATAACTTCTAAATTATGAAGTTCATTTAGCAAATGAGTTATACTTGTTTTTTTCATTTTTTAGAAAGGGATTTCGTCTGTTGTTGATTTTGTTGTTGTTGTGTTCAAACCATTCATAATAAAATGCTCGAATGCTGATGCGATTGTTAGCACATCTAATTCGCTTGAACCATCTTTGCTAACTGCCCAATTAACTGCATTTGTCAACGCATTCATTCGTGCAATTCGTGATTGTTCTTCGGGTGATTTTGCAAATGATTTGAAACCACCACCACCACCATTATTATTAGTTGATGCAGATGTTGGATTGTATACTGCTTTCACTTTATGCCCTTTTCCCATTGGCGACATTTCGTATTCAACTTCTTTGCCTATTGGAAAATTCTTTTGAATAGTAGATTCTTCTTTGCAAAAGCAAGTACCACTATCATTGTTTTCAAATTCAACTTCGAACTTGAACATTCCGTTCCAAGTACCTGCACTTTGAACATTTTTAACCACACTTTTTTTTGTCATTGTATTTTGATTTAATTGTTAATAATTTAGAAATTTGCAGGGCGAAATGATTTGTTCTTTGTTCTTGAATTAAACCAATCTGTGTTCAGCCCCCACCACACTGGTAATTCGTATGCGCTAATTTGTGCATCACAACATTCAAAGTAATCTGTACCATCGTGTTCAACCCATTCACCAACAACGGTTAGTTTGTAAAGTTTTCCGTTCAATGGTATTGGAATTTTAATCGACGTGTACAATTCGTATTCAGCAATTAAATTTTTAACGTGCGCAAAAAAGTGTTCACGAATTGTTGTTAGTTCATCGTAATTGATAGTGATGTCTTCAGCAACACCAGTTAATTGTAATTGTGTATTCATTTTATTTTGTTTTTTATTCCCAATAACATTTATTGCAGTACATAAATACGTGATGTTCTTGCGTTGGTTCGTCTTGTGTACACGAAGGACAAACAACTTCTTTGCCTTCGCTTCTTGCGTACATTACTTGTTGTGCGCGTAACAATTCGTAATCTTCTTTTGGATTATCCGAACCACGCAAATACATACTATTGATTTTTAATTTACCTATGTTCATAGTTACAAATATGATTCAATTAATTCATCATTCCAACGCAATTCTGAAATTTTTTTGCACTTCAAAATGTTGTTGCTAATTTCGTTGTGCGTTAACTTGTAAGCATCTGCCGACTTCATAACACAAACAAATTTGCGTTTATTGGTCGAATTTGCTTGTAACAAATTTGTGCAATAAGGATTCAAGTTGCGCAATTTGACTGGTGAGAAATTCATCAAACATTTTGTTCCCAGTACACTTGTCTGAATACAGATTTTGCGTAGTGATAATAGCATTGTAAATAGTGTTTCGTTCTTCATCTGTTAATTTAATTGTTTTAGTTGTTTTCATAAAGTTCTTCTAATTTATTTAATGCTTCTTCATATGTGTCTAAAAAATAATCTTCACCTTCGTTATAATCAGTTACAACAAATTCTACATCTTGACCGAAACAAGATGCTATTTGAATACCATTTTTCAAAGCTATGTAAACGTATCCAGTATTAAGATTCATTCCTGCACACATTATTTCTTCAGAAGAACAATTGTTTTTGTATGCACATTGTACAAGAATCCAACTTTCTAAATCTGAACCATACAATTCATTCAGACCATCTACATTCAATTTAATTTGTGTTTTCATTTTCTTATTTATTTTTTGTTATTGTTACCGATTCGTGACGTTTTTCGAATTCGTATTCATCGTTACCAATAATTCCAATTACGATGAATAGCAGGATTGTACCTATTATGTATTTTAATTCTTTGCTCATATTATTCGCCTTTATCAAAATTAGATGCGTTATCAAATTCAAATTCATCTAAATAAACAGTTTCTACAATTCCACTTTGTTTTGAAAAAACAAAAGCACCACGCGTTTCGCCACCTGCGCAACCAACCGAACCACGAATAATTCTTATTCCTTCGTCTTGTTGCAAATCGTTTAAGTAATTGTCAAATGCTTTTTCTGTTTTGAAGTAAGTTGCTTTCATTTTGTTTTTTGTTTTGTTTATATTTGTTTGATGGAGCGAATATAGAACTACTTTTTGAATTACCAAACTTTTTTTTCACTTTTTTTTCTGACTACTACCTAACTTACTGAAAATGAACATAAAAACTTTTAGCAGAAAACCCAAAAAAACATACAAAAAGAACGGAATTAACGTCAATTCAGAAGCATATCAGCAACAATTGGTTATTCAATTCATACGTGCTAACTATCCTAATGCGCTTTACTGCGCATCTGCAGGTGGTATGCGTACATCATATTTACAAGCAGTTAAGATGAAACGTACTGGTTATGTCAAAGGATTTCCAGACCTATTCATTTATGAGCCACGTAATTCATTTCACGGTCTTGCAATAGAAATGAAGAAAGAAAAAGGTGGTAGTGTATCAAGTGAACAAAAGTGGTGGCAAAGCGAATTAAGAAACAGAAATTACGATTCGTATATTTGTAAAGGTAGCGAAGAAGCAATTCAAATAATAAAAAAGTATCTTGACTCTTGACGCATATATAAACAAGAATTACACGCATCTGAAAAAGATTGCGCACAACATTGCGCGTGGTGAAGATTATTATGAAGATTTGTTGCACGATGCGATTATCAGCGCAGTAAAATCAAAACACATTGATAACTTATTGCAGAACGAAGAATTCGAATTCTACATTATTCGCGTTATGTACTTATCAATTAATTCACCATCTTCACCATTCTACAAATTACACGTTGAATACAAAAGAAACAAAAGAGATTTTGTAGATAAGAATTATGAAGAAGATAAAACGTGGTTAGGTGCGCGAATGACAAACGAACAACTGGATATCTTGATTAGTCGCTTAAGTGAATTCGAAAGATTAGTGTTTGAAGAATATATTTTAGAAGATTTCACATACAAAGAACTTTCGAAACAAACTGGTATTCCTTCCGTTTACCTTTACAGAACAATAGATAAAATAAAACAAAAACTGAAACAAAATGTTATTCGTTAAATCCTCTGAATACAATCGCAGGTTAGCGATTTGTCGCAACTGCAAATTCTTCGAAGCATCCACGCAATCGTGTGGTACATTGATAGTTGGTGAAGAAGAACAAATAGAAGTACAATTCAAAAAGAAATCAATTCACTTGTGTGGGTGCGTTATGCCCATCAAAGCAAAACTATCACTTGCATCTTGTCCTGCAAACAAATGGAAAGGAATGTTGACCGATTCTGAACGCAATGATTTGCTTTTGTTGTTGGAAGAAATTGAAACAACTGGTAAGATTGACGATAAACAACGCAATCAATTCTACGCATACAAAGACCAAATAACACAAGCATACAACGAACGTTCAACGTGTAGTGCTTGTATTCGCAGAGAAATAAAACAGATGCGTGAAACGTTAAAAACTTCTTAATAATTTTTACTTACTATTCAATTTTTTTTTCTATATTTGTTGCAATGCAAAAAAGTTCTTACATATTTAAAAGTTATTTATTATCCAAAGAAGGTGCGTTTGGTGGTTTGTTGCATTACTCCATTCGCACCTTTCTTATTTACGATTAGTTATAGTCAATTAACCTGCGTAGGACATAGCGCAGTATCGAATGTCGAAACTTGCAGAACACCAGTGCTTGGAACGAATAAATGATTCTTGTGAATCGTGAACGTTTGTTTTTCTTGAGGGAGCTTTTTCTTTTCTTTCTTTTCTTTTTTTTATTATTTTTTTTCTTTTCTTTCTTTTCTTTTGTTAATACTTATTTATACTTATATTATTTGAATAAAGTAAATTTGAATCAAAATATATTTAACAATTATGAATGAAACAAAAGTTGTAAAGATTTCATCTATTAAAAACAACCCAAACAATCCACGTTTGGTTAAAGATGATAAATTCAAAAAGTTAGTTAATTCAATTAAAGAATTTCCACAAATGTTAAACCTGCGACCTATCGTTGTAAATGATGATATGATTGTACTTGGTGGTAATATGCGATTGAAAGCGTGTGTTGAAGCAGGTTTGAAAGAAGTACCAATAATCAAAGCATCTGAATTAACAGAAGAACAACAACGTCAATTCATTATCAAAGATAATTTAGGTTATGGTGAATGGGATTGGGATATGATTGCAAATGAATGGGATAGTGAAGAACTTATTGATTGGGGTTTAGATGTTTGGAAAGCTCCAACAGAAATAGATTATTCTATTCTTGATGACATTGATTTAGATGATGAAATTAAAGATATGGCAGATGGAGTAAAGAAAGCCATACAAATTGAATTTGAACCAGACCATTATGAAGAAGCTTACGCGCTGGTTAAATTTTGGAGAGAACAAGATGCTTATGTTGGAAAGATGATATTAGATTTCTTAAAAGCTGAAAAGCAAAAGTTATGATAGCTTGTATACCAACAAAAGAAAGGCAACAAACTAAGACCTACAAATTATTTGAAGAAGTAGGAATCAAAGTTTTTCATTTCATTGAGCCACTGGAGTATGAATCATATAATGTTCCAAACAAGATTAGCATTGAAAAAAACAATCAAGGAATAGGATATGTCAGAAATTTTGTTTTGAATTGGGCAAAAGAAAATAATCAAGATTGGATTATTGTTTGCGATGATGATGTTACTTCGTTTGGTATTTACAATGGAAAGACTGTCAAGAAAGATGCTTCAATTTGGAAAGAGATATATAGTAAAGTAAATAACTTGCCATTTGAATTAGTTGGTATTAATTACACGCAACATGCTTGGCACGAAAAAACAAGTTACTCCATTAATAAGAAATTTGCAGAAGTATGCGTACTTATGAATGTAAACAAAATTCATTGGAACTACCGACCAGAGTTTAATCTAAAAGAAGATAGAGATTTTGCGTTACAAACAATACAAAAAGGAAATGGAATCCTGCGCTTTAATCACTATTGGTTTAGCTGTCCAGATATTGGAACAAATAAAGGTGGTTTACAAGATGAATACAAAGCAAAGAAAGACGAAGCATCAGCAATTAAAATGGCAACTGAATGGCATCCATTTGTAACCATGCAAAAAAAAGGAACGCGAATAGATATGAAAACAGATATTAAAGCATTAGCAACGCATTATAAAAGACAAGTAAAATGAAACACATTGATTTAGTTCCAATAACACACAGCAAAAAGGTTGGCGATACTTGCGAATATTACGAACCTAACATAATCGAAGACTGTATGTTTTATGCGGACGGCGAGCCTATTGGCTTTTATTTAACGAAGATGCCAGACAAGATGTGCAAACTTGCTGACTTGTGCGATGCTGAATTTAGAAGCAAACGAGTTCCAAAATCTATTATGGATAGATTAAATGCAGTAAAAGGAATGTTAAAAACAGAATGGCAAGGAAGTGGTAATGTTGCAGAAGTTTCTCAAATGTCTGTTATTCTTGGTTCAATTCCACCAAAACCAATGGTAAGAAGACCATATGCTTCAAGGTCAAGTGTTCATTCTGTAAAATCAGCACAAACATTTATTAAAGCAATGATTATGTTAGCAAAAGAAAGCGAACAATTAATAAAAGAAATTTTACCACAACAATATGAACAACAAGTAAAATTATTTGAAGATGTCAAACCTAAATGGAGGTTCGGAAATTTATTTACATCGTCTATTTCAAACTATAATATTAGTGCACCATTTCATCGAGATAATGGTAATATAGTTGGAGCAGTTAATGTAATTATCTGCAAGAAACATAATTCAAAAGGTGGCGACTTGCACATACCAGATTACAATGCGACAATAGGACAACAAGACAATTCTATATTAGTTTATCCTGCTTGGAAAAATGTTCACGGAGTTACACCAATTATTCCTACACACGAAGGTGGTTATAGAAATTCATTAGTATTTTATCCACTTAAAGCATTTGTAGGATTAGATTAACAACGAAATAACAGCGATGCCAAATAAACAAAATATAGAACCATTCAAATTCAAGAAAGGACAAAGTGGTAATCCAAATGGTAGACCACGCAAGTATGTTTCATTGTTGAAAGAACAAGGTTATAAATTGTCTGAAATCAATGATACGATTCAAGCAATGATGGCAATGGAAATCGATGAATTAAAATCTGTTTGGGAAAATCCACACGCAACTATTCTTGAAAAAACAATTGCGAATGCAATGCGCAAATCTTTAGAAAAAGGTTCGTTGTATTCAATTGAAACATTGTTGTCACGTGTGTATGGTAATCCAAAACAAATGACCGAATTAACTGGTGCGAATAGCGAACCATTACAAATTATAATAAACGATAAATTATGACGAACGAATTTATGTTTCTCAAATCACAAGTAAAAGCATTTCACCCAAATTGGAGTGATGAACAAATAAACGAAGAAGTACAACGAATTCTCAATTCAAACGATGAAGATTGTTTGTATTGTGGTTCTTAAAAAAAAACAACTATGTCATTACGTGTATCTATTCCTGCCGACTATTCAAGCATAACACTTAAACATTTTCGCGATTTCAAATTAGCGAAAAACGAAATCGAACAAGTGTGTGCATGTTGTTCTATAACAAAAGAAAAAGCAAAAGAAATACCCATCAAAGATTTACCAGTTCTAATAAATTCATTCAACGAATCGTTGTTGTGTGAATCTGCAAAGTTCTTTCAAACCATTGCAATCAAAGACAAAGATTTTGGTTTCATTCCAAATCTTTATGAAATAACGGCTGGTGAATATGCTGACATCAGCGAATGGTGCAAAGACGTTAATACAAACATCGTGAAGATAATGGGTGTGTTGTATAGACCAATCGATAAACGCGTTGGTGATAAGTACACAATCGAAAAATACACAACAGAGAATCGTGCAATGAATGAACATTACGTTGAGCAAATGACGTTGGAACAATTCAACGGTGCGTTGCTTTTTTTTTCGACTTTGCTAAAAGAACTAAACAACAATTCCCAAGAGTATTTGGAGAAGACATTGAACGAACTGAAGGAGAAGATGAACGATTTGACGATGGATTAAAACACGTTTTAGGTCGCTATGGTTGGTATCATTTGTTTATGGAATGTTGTAATAGAGATTTAACAAAGTTAGATTTAATTAGCGAAAAAAAAGCGTGGGAACTATTTACTTATATGAACTATATGCTCGACTATAACTATGTCACAAATACAATCATTAAACGAACTTATCAATAAGTTTCAGACGTGGTCTGATGCGCATTATCTAATAAAAGAATTTCGCTTTGGTCACATCGATACATTCGACATCGAGAAGTGGAATGAATTTCCAATCTTTCAAGTAATACCACCAACGGTGCGTTACGCAACTGGTTCGAAAACATTTTCTTTTCAAATCATTATTGCAGATATTCCACGCGACAAAGAAACGAAAACAGAATACCAACGCGAAGTGTTAAGTGACTTGCAACAAATCGTGGAAGATTTCATTGCAAATGTTATGACGAATCGACAAGTGTTTGGTGAATTGATAAGCGTTCAAAACGTGAGCATTGAAGCATTCATCGAAGAATTCGCAAACGTGTTAACTGGTTGGACAATTTCATTTGATATGGTTGTTCCTTATTATTGGTCATCGTGTGATACACCTTCTTCGATATGAGTAAAGATTTTTACATAAAAGCAATTGCAGGTGGTGGTGATATGCTCAAATCTGTTTATGATACAGATGTTGATGGTGTTGTTGATAGCGCAGAAAGAATACAAATTGTTGTTCGAAATTCAACTGGTTCAACACTAACAAAAGGACAAATTGTTTACTTGAGTGGCGCAACTGGTAATAGACCAAACGCAGTTCTTGCACAAGCAAATAGTGAAGCAACATCGAGTAAGACAATAGGAATGGTGATTGCAAACATCGCGAATAATAGTGATGGACAAATTGCAGTTAATGGTACATTACACGATATCGATACAAGTGCATTCACGGCAGGTGATACGTTATGGTTATCAGCAACAACGGCAGGTGGAGTTGTAGCAAACACACCACCAGCAGAACCAAATCATAGTGTGTTCATTGGTTACGTTGCACGTTCACACCCAACGCAAGGTCGCGTTGTTTTAGCCATTCAAAATGGTTATGAATTAGATGAATTGCACGGTGTTCAAATTACAAGTGTTGCGAATAATGATTTGTTGCAGTATGATAGTACAAGTGGTTTGTGGAAGAATGAGAGTTTGAGTAACGCAGGAATACAACCAACATTGGTTAGTGGTACAAACATTAAAACGATTAATAGCACGTCATTGCTGGGTAGTGGTAACGTTGCAGTTGAACCAACAATTACAAGTGGTACAACATTGCAATACTTTCGTGGTGATAAAACTTTTGTGACATTACCAATTCAAAACTTTCAAACAACAACTGATGGTACTGCGGTAACTGGAACAACAACAAGTACAAAAACAACTTCAGTATTAATTCCTGCAAATACAATTGCAGTTGGTGATGTTTTATATTTGAAAATTCGTGCGCGTAAAACTGGAACGGCAGGTACACAAATCATTCGTGCATACTTCAATACTTCAGATGCAATAGGTGGTTCTATTGTTGCTACATCAGCAACAAATGCTGCAACAACTTTGTTTGCTCAGATTGGAAGAACATTAGCAGTTAAGAGTGCAACAAATACTGAATCATATCCATCAACGGCAGGTGCGAACCTTGACGATGGTGCAAGTGGTACGGCAGTAACTGCATCTAATATTGATTGGACGGTTGCGCAATATCTTGTTGTTGCAGTTCAAAATAGTTCAACTGCTGATACATCACGAAGTTCTTTAGTTCATTTACAAATTAACAAAGCATAATGGAACGAATCCTAAAAAATGGAAATTTAATAACTTATAGGAATTGTGAATACACATTAAATGGTTATGAAATTGTTGATGACATTTGTTTGCATTTGTTTTTAGGTGAAGGTGTTTATGCAATTACAATTCCTTGCATCGTCAATGATGTTGATATTAATACAATAGAAGAATTAATAAAGCAATTATGAACAAAGAAAAAATGCCTAACTTTTTTTCTGTTGTAGATAAAATGGCGAAACGTTTTATTGAGTTGATGCAAAGTGATTATAGAACTAAACGCAGAACAACAACTGGTGCAGGAAGGACATTAACAACGAATCGCGTGAATACTGGATTGCTCAATAAATCAATTGCATATCGTTTACAAATAAAAAGTAATTCAATAGGTATTTCAATTTTTGCAAAAGGAAGTGCAACACAATACTTTGGTGTTATGGAAGAAGGAAGACACGCAGGAAGAACTGCACCACCAGTTAGTGTAATTCGTAGATGGATCGATGAACGCAGAATCAAGTTGCGAAATAAAGATGGACAAATTGTTAAGCAAACAGAAGAACTAAAAAATCAAGTTGCATTCTTGATAGCGCGAAGCATTGGTTCAAAAGGAATCAAAGGTTGGAACGCATTTCAATACGCATTAGATAATACGTGGGAAGAATATCAAGATGAATTATTTGATGCATATGGAAAGGATTTCGACGCAGAATTAAACACAGAATTTAAATAAAAAATTATGGCTATTACAATAGAAGAACAACCCGAATTATTTACACCAGTTGGTCAGCGACTGATATACATAGCGAGTTCAACCAATAGTGGTAACGATGGATTTCGGTACGTGTTTGAATTCGCTGATTTCACAATAAACGTACAACCAAACGCAAATGGTTATGGAGTTTTAGATGTTGCACCAATCTTTCGTGAAAAATTATTACACAATACATTATCGAATTTTTACAACATAACAGATGAAACGTCAAGTGTGATTGAAGATAGACCAACTATAAAAGAAGGTTGGTTAATTAATGGTGTGTTCACGGTTACTTCAGTTGGTCAAGCATTACCAACGCGATGTTATTTCTTTCTTGCTGAATATCAAGTTAGCGATGGTTATAGACCAGATACAAATACACGTTATGCATTGAATACAACTGATAAGTATTTGTTAAGTGAACGATTAAACACAACCCACGTGTGGAGTGATTACACAAGTGTTGGTGGCTTAACAACAAACGAAGTATACATACCTGCAAGATTAAATGATTATGGTGTTATGTATGCAATTGGTGAAATCACAACGCAATTACCAGACACGGAAGGAGTTGCAATAGCAGTAAATATTTTCAATCAATCCAACACATTGATAGATACTATTTATTATCCAATGAGTGCAGATCCATTAGCATTAAATGTGTTTGGTACTTATCCTGCAAATTTGTTAGCAGATGGTGCAACAATGACAAATTGGAAATGGTATGATGTGTATGCACGTAACGCAGGTGGTTCGAGAGTTTCAAGACGTTATGTGTTTTATCGTGTTGAAGATGATTGTACATTTGATAATGTGCGATTGATGTGGACTAACACTTGTGGTGGTGTTGACTATTTTAACTTTACGAAGAAATCAGAGTTATCATATAATTACGAACGAAAGCAATATCAAAAAGTAATTGGTGATTACAATTCAAATACATTTTCATTCAACACATACGATAGGGGTGTAACAGATAGATACGTTGGTACAACTAAAGGTCTCGTAATAAATAGTGATTGGTTAAGTGTTGGTGAATTTCAATTCTTGAATACATTGATGCGTTCTAATGACGTGTACATAGTAACAGATGGTGGTGGTCAAATACCAGTTCTTGTGGAAGCAAGTAACTACGTGGTTAAAGATGAACGTTATTCTAAATTATACAACTTAACAATCAATCTTAAATATAGTCAAGCAGTAGGTCTATGATAAATGAAGTAATACTATCAGTTAACAATGGTGATGGAACGTACGCAGTTCTTGACTTGTATGAGAATGAAAAACTACATCTGAATTTTAAATTCACAGACATCACCGACTTCAGCGCAGTAGGTAATTACTCGCGTGAATTTCGCATACCTGCGAGTAAGACAAATGTTGATTTCTTTGGTGCTATTTACAACGTGAATTTCGATGGTTGGTTTGACTATCGAATCAAGACAGAAGCAACGTTAACAAGTAATACAATTCCTATTGCAACTGGTCATATACAAGTTAAACGTGTGTATTGGTCGCAAGGTAAGTTGTTTGAATTTGAAGTTGTGTTCTTTGGTGAAGTACCAAATTTATCACGTGCGTTGAATGAAAAGATGTTGCGTGATATTAGCACAATTGCGAATGGTGATTTAGATTATGAGTTGTTGTATGATAACGTTGCGAACGATCCAAACGAACACACGATTTTGACGTTGTGCGATAAGTTTAATTTGACTGCAACGAATCTTGAAGGACAACCAATTTATTACAATGAAAACGATGCGCAGTATGGTGGCGCACCTTTGTACGTAGGGCATTTAACACCATCAGTAAAAGCACAATATTTATTTGACCAAATTCTTGCCGATGCAGGAATAGCTTATACAAGTTCTAATTTATCAACGATATTAAATAATGTATATGTACCATTTGTTAATTCTCAATATTTAAATCAAAATAATTCAACTGGTGCAATTGCATCGAATTTAGCATTAGCAAGTAACATAAACAATATCACATTAACAACAACATTAAGTGAATATTCTTTATACACACAATTAACGGAATACGAAGATGCATCGAATAGTTGGAGTAGTGGAATATTTACTGCACCTTCAACTGGTACATATACATTTCGATTTTGGTTACACGGAAGCGCAACGAGAAACAATACAAATACTGATTTAAGTAATACAACATTAACCGTATTATTTTTAATAAATGATAGTTTGCTTGTTAACTTAAATCAATTAGCAATAATACCACAACAAGGAACTGCAACTGCTACAAATGTTGCGTGTGATGTACTTAAAACATTTCCAATGAATGCAGGTGATACAATGAAAATTGTATTTGGTTATCAAGGTGAAGCAATTGGTAATGGTGCAGAACCTTCACTTGATTTAGATTTAACTGGTAATGGTAGCAATGATTATACTGGTACTGGAATTGAATTACAAACCGTAACATCACAATTATATGGTAACGTGAATGTGTTTATGAAATTCAATGCGCCCGAAATGAAGCAAATTGATTTCATCAAAAGCATTCAACAAATGTTTAACTTAGTTTTCGTTCCAGATAAAACATTAGCGAATACACTACGCATAGAACCAATGAATGAATATATTGCGAGTGGTAACACGTTAGATTGGACACATAAATTAGACGTTAAAAAAGACATCGTTTATTCACCAACAACCGACTTGCAAAAAAAGAAATTTACATTCACGTATAGTGCTGATGGTGATTTGTGCAATAAAGTGTATCAAGACAATGGTCGCGTGTATGGTCGCTACGAAGTAACTGAAAACGATTTCGATGTTATCAATGATTTCGCAACTGGTGAAGAAAAAATTGAACTTGCATTTGCATCTACACCTTCAAATGGAATTGATGGTAGTGATGTTGTTGTTCCAAAATTTTTGAATGAAAGTGGTGAATTCGTAATGCCTAAACCACGCATACTTTATTACTTCGCTAACTTTAACGTGCAGATGTACGATGAAGTTGCAGATGATATTGTGCAAACAAGTGTGAAGTGTTTGAACAATTATTCAACAATGAATGCAGGTGTGAATGATTTGGATTTGAACTTTGCACCTGAAGTTCCATTACACACAATAATTGCATCACCTTACAACAATTTATACAATCGTTTTTGGCGCAATTACTATCGTGAAATCTACGATGGTCAAGCACGATTAATGGAAGGTTATTTTGCATTGACGTTGGAAGATATTTTTACATTCTCTTTTGCAGATAAGATTTGGATCGTTGATAGTTGGTGGCGAGTGTTAGACATTGAAGGTTATGTGTTGGGTGAAATGGACACAACAAAAGTGAAGTTGATTCGTGTGTTGGACATTGATAATTCTTGCGATGCAATACCAGTAAGTGCGAATCGTGATAAGAGTTTGAATTGGGAAGATTCAAGTGGTAATCCTGCCGAAGCAACTGAAGATTGTTGCAGACGTTATGGTTATTTTTGGAATTCAGCAAACGATACTTGTTACTCGATTCCTGCGAGTGGGACAAAGAATCTTTTGCAGGGTAAAACGAATGTGTTAGCACCAAAGTTTTTCGGTGATAATGTGAAGTTTACAACACCAATTGAAAGACCAATTAAAATTGTATCAACAGATTATGCAGTTACTCGTAATGACAATTATATTTTAACGCAAGATTTAGTTGCAGACATTACGTTGTATGTTCCGAACGCAGAGCAGTATCGTGGTCAATCAATTACATTCAAGAACATTGATGCAACTTATGGTGTGACATTACAACCGTATGGTTCGCAAAAAATAGACGATGTATTGACGTATGTAATGAACACAACAAATAGCGCAGTTACATTAATTAGTGATGGAAGCAACTGGTATATCAACAACGAAAATGATACAAGTGTTTTATGGACAATCGAATTAATCGATGTGCAAACAATAGATGTTTACGCACCTTACGATATGTCAATTAACACAATTGATAATGTTGTTGGCGCACCAACAATAACAATAACAGATGATGCAGTTGCATACACATTAGGCAATACAATTGCTGAAGGTTCATTGATAAACATAACTGCATCAGTAGCTTCAGTAATTAACTTAAACATTGAACAATTATGATAGATATAAGAGAAATGACAACGTGTTTAGAATTGATAAAACTAAATATCAAAGACGAATCACCAGTTGGTAAAATAGCGCAAGGACAATATGCATTGCAAATGTGGAAGTGGAATATACTACGTTCAATTCGAATTAGTGTAAATGTTGCGTTTTATCTATTTATCACATATCTAATCTTTTTTTAATTATGGCTACAAAGACATACGGATTTTTTATTGATACAAATGGTGTTGAAGTATTTGGTCAAATAGCGCAGGAAGCAGGTCAAGCAAATGAGAAATTCAAATCATTAAAACAAGAATTACGTGCGTTACATAATGCAATGCTTGAAATGGATACGGCAAGTGCTGAATTTCAAAAAGCATCGCAAAGAGCATCACAATTAAAAGACCAGATTGGTGATTTAGCTCAAGAAGTAAATGCAAATGCAGGTGGCGCATTTGAAACTGCATCGAATAATGTTGCTTTATTTCAATCACGTTTATTGTCATTAGATTTTGCAGGAGCAGGACAAGCATTAACAAATCTTGCAACTAATATCAGAGCAATAAATTTTGCAACGTTAACGCAAGAATTAGGTGGTTTTATCAAAGGT